GGTTGCTTTGTTCAAAGCTTCCAGGTATTCCGTCTCAGTTAACTTTAATACTTCCAAACAAAACATATGCTTGTCGGATTGTATTCCTGGTGTTCTCAGATAATCTGGCACCTGGTCCAGTAACTGCTCACGCTTCGCGCCACCTGGTAAGTACTCTGCTTTAATTGTTTTTTTCATAATATTCCTTTCTATTTGTTATAGGATTATCCTACTCTACAATCTGTCCGTTGTCAACCCTTTCAATACGATATTCTCCACCCCAACGATCTTCGTTCTTGACCTTGGCATATCCTTGGCTTTCTCGTCTATGTCTGATGAACTCAATCGGTCGACCATGTTCAATGTTTTCCATGTTCTCAGCTAACCATTGCAATTTACATGATTGACTACAAAAGTATTTATCTGAGTTGTTAAAATAATAATGGTTTCCATGTTCTTTATTCATGTCAGTATATGCATACCTACCTCTAATCACTCCACGAGATTTTAAAAACCTATCATTAGTAACATGTGTATGGCAATTAGGTCCTTGGCAAAAATGTTTATTTGGCATTACAGGGCACTCCTTTTCATTCTTCTCATTTCGCTATAAAGTTCTAACATTTGAAACTTGTCGCAAGAATTAATCCATTTAATTAGTTCCTGTCGCATTTCTTTTTGTTCTTCATAAGCTTTTGCTTTGTTGCTACTTATAACTTCAAAATGTTCTTCGTTTTGTTGTGCCATTTTTAGTGCCTCACTTTCCATGTTGTAGTTGCAGTTCTATAACCATGACTATCTAAATCATAATAAACATAATATGGAACACCTTGTTTTGATGTGCCATATCTTGACTTGTCGTCATGCTTACCTTTTCTTGTAATGTGTTTCTTGTGCTTACTAGCCCAATATGTAATGTAAAATGTTTTGTTTGTCATATATACCTTTCTAATTGTAATAGGACTATCCTATAACAGATAGCCCTATTTGTCAAACTTAATTTAGACTTTCTTCATATTTTTTTCTTGCCAATATTTTCGCCTCTCTTGATTGGTTCTTGTTCTTCATACCCTTGATCATACTAGCCAAGTTGCTAGGATTGTAGATTGTCAATCCTGTTGAGTTAGTTCTAATTAACTCTGCCTCATCAACTTGAATACCTAGTTCAGTTGCAAGTTCAATTCCCTCACTCAAGTATCTGTATGCTTTCAATCCAATTTTTAATTGGTCGGATTGTTTTTGGATTGTATCAATCCATGTTTGGTGTTTAGATACTAGATTGCCTTTTGCAATTCGCCACTCCTCAAATTTAGAATATTCGTCTTTGGTACAAGCGATTGCTCTTGAACGACAATAAGAAGTTCCAATGACATCAAGATAGTATTGGTCATTAAAAGTTTTAGTCATGCCTGTACTTTCATCACGACTACTATAACTATTACCAACTCTGCCGAGTGCGTTCATACAAGCCTCAACATGTTTTGTTTTGTGTGGATTATCTTTGTTATCATTTTGTTGTGCAAAGATATCTGGGTTGCAATCCATAGCTTTTAAATCTTCTCTAAAATATGCAGTTGCAAACTTTTGTCCGTCCTCACTATGATACTCACTACCATTTAGATTACCAAACAAACCAAAATCAAAATGTGATTTAGTTTCTTTTGTTTCCCCGTCGTCGTCTAAATCTTCACTATGAGCAAAGTAAAAGCATTTATCTTTTGCTACAACATCACAAGGACTTCCATATTTCTTTTTGAAAGTTCTTAAAGTTGCAACATCATCAACAGGGTATGATCTCTCAACAACCTCTTTTGCAAGTTCACTTGCAGTTATATATTGCTCGTCAACATATTCCCTTGCTTGAAGAAATGCCTCTCGTTCTTGTGTGTCCTCGTTCTCAAAGACATTTTTTATTTTATTAAAGAGTTTGTTTCGCAACTCTGTATTCATTCTTATTTTTGTCATAATGACCTTTCTGTTAATTAATTTAAAAATAATTAATAAACTATCTTGACATTATTGTCAATAGGATTATATAGGAGGTATTCCCTTTTGCTAATATACGGAATTAAAAAACTCAAATTAGCATGATCAGTCATTAATGACTGTGAAGATAAACACTATAACACGGCGGACGCTTAAGGGTACCCCGAATGTTGACTGAAGGACAGGGCGTCAACTCCCCGCGTAGCATAGTGACTGATCAGTAAAATTTTATGGATCTACAATGCTCTACCATTGTAGATCCTAAGATTATTATTTGCTGGACCCTGACAGGTGATAACCTGTTAGGCCTGTTGCCCGGGCTGTTAAAATAAAGCACGCCGGCCTCAACTCAGGGTCCTGCTAATGATGACCAAGTTAGGGGTACATATCTTGCCTATGGCATTTCCCTGGACCTAAGCAGTGACCTGAAAGGGTAGCGTCGATACTTGGACCAGTAGCGCTGGCTTCCCTGATCAGGATGGCGTTGCTGGTATATGATTTAAGGGTCAAGCAGCAAGCGGCAAGCAACAAGCGCTTGACAGCTAGTATAAGATAGTATAGGATAATATTGAAAGGAATAATTATGAACGATACACAATTGAAAAGAATAGCAGACGCCCTGGAGGAGATCCTGAGACTGGTGAAGGCGGACCAGGAGAAGATGGCGAAGAGGTTCCCGGATGAAGATCAGGAATAACGATCTCACTCACTATTTCTTGCGGCCGCATAACCAGCTGCCGCAAGGTTACCTTCGCAGCTGTCGAAAATTTTTTAAGAGTCTCAAGCTACAAGCAGCAAGCGGCAAGCAACAAGCGGCAAGCCGGGACCTTGACAAGTCAAAAGATTTATAGTATAGGATAATAAAGGAGAAATTATGAAAGTAAAAGAAGCATTAAAAATTACAGACTCATTCACTAGAACCTCTAAGATGCCTGGCCTATCTTACAGCCTGCCAGCGTGGGCCTGTCAGACTGGGTCCAAGCTCAGGAAGGTTAAGACTTCACCGTGTTACGGCTGTTATGCATTAAAAGGAAATTATACTAGGTACCCTGCAATCAGGGAGGCGCAATATAGAAGGCTGGACGCTATCAGTAACCCTAAATGGGTTCAAGCAATGGCCGCTGTTATCAAGCGTCAAAAATGGTTTAGATGGCATGACGCGGGAGATGTACAATCTCATGAGCATATGGCAAAAATTATTGAAGTATGCAAGCTCACACCTGACACGAAACACTGGTTACCAACTCAAGAGCGGCAATACCTGCCAGCGCCTGAAGAGGTTCCAGCAAATTTAATTATTAGGTTATCAGCTGCACGTGTAGACGGGACCGCTGGCAACGCCTGGACGCATTCGTCAACGGTTGTCACCGATGGGAGCCCGAGCTGTCCAGCGCCTAATCAGGGCGGCCAGTGTTTAGACTGTCGAGCATGCTGGAATAAAGATATAAAAAATGTTAGTTATGGTAAACACTAAAAATGACATTTGTATTTAAACATCCAAAATTTTATAGAATCCCCAGGGATAAATCGGATCAGGCCATTAGCTGGAGAACCCACGACGGTGGGGTACAGCGTGCGCCGGATCCGGGCCAAAGCGACAAGCAGCAAGCTCCAAGCAAGGTTGGTTCGAAAGCTTCAAGCCTCAAGCAGCAAGCAACAAGCGTCAAGCACCAAGCTGTTCGAGATGATTGATGCAAGCATCAAGGCCTGAGCGACAAGCGTCAAGCTTCAAGCCACAAGCAACAAGCTCCTGTATTCTCTTCCCTCTGTACAAGTAAACTTCTTCTCTCTCAAAAAGTTTTGAGCCTCGAGACAAGAGGCGAGAAACTAAGATGAAAGTGTTGTCAGGATGCTTAATATGGAAGGCAATTTGATGGGGTGAGAACTTGATCTTGTTAGCTCTTGTTACCTTTAGCTCCAATGTAAAAAAGTGCCTATTAGTATTATAGCCCAATAGATCGGGAGTACCAAAAGCACTAAGGTTTTCAAGTCTAGTCCAACTAATTTGCTTAGTATTTTTCTTAATTTCATGCCAAAATTTCGTCTCAGGTTTCATTAATATTCACCCTAACAGGTGCCTATGTAAGTATGAATTTTTTCAGTTTTGGTATCTGATCTTTGAGGTCAGGTTTGATCACAACTCTAACAGAAGGTTTGCCTATTATAGTCGATTCCTGTACTTCAATTTTACCAATCGGGAAAATATTTCCGCTGCCATTATCCATGTAGATCGTAGCATTACTTACGGCGTTGCCTTTAGTACCATCTGTAAATTTGTCAAGATATTCTTGAAGGTGTCTTACGTACATTATTTTTTTGGTTCCTTTCCTTTTCCTGGACCTTCTTTGATTATGTATTTTAATGTTCCATTTGCTCCTGATTCAACAGCCTTAACCAGGTGTTTAAACAAGAAGTTTTCTTTTAGTTTTCGTTTGGCTTGCTCTGCATATTCAGTCAATTTCTTTGTATCTCTCATGCCTTGCCTTTTATAAAATGTTAGGGTAAAAGTCAAACATGGGATTAACTAAAAGATTAACAGAGAAACAGAAAAAATTCGCTGAGCTTATTGTGTACAACGACGGAAGCAGAGATGCTTGGGAGTGTGCGAAGGAAGCCGGCTACGGCCCAACATCTGATCTTGCAGCGAGAGTCGCCTCTTCAAAACTAACTAATCCTAAATTATACC